CCGAAGATACGATAATGCGGTGAACTTTGGTCAATCAAAACCGCAGTAAAGTCCATCTTTTGATAAAGGTAATCTACCTGAGTTTTGGGTGAAGGAACTGCCCTTCCAAATGCTTTCTCATCAGATGGATTGGTAAATAAAAATGAGTTTGGTACAGATGTAAATGTATTACCAGTATAAATTTTCCATCGCGATGTTGGGCCATTCCCACCATCAGTTAGTGCCATATCAAAGTTAGTTCCTGGATCCATACCTGAAAACCTACGATTTGCAGGACTATTTGGTGCACCTGCTGGTGTAGGCCATGTGTCGTTACCGATGGTTGCAAGTGGTGCAAGAGCATTTGCCCACATTATAGTTGTTGGAGATTGAGTGTTAAATAAGGTTTGGGTATGATAAGGATTATTTGGTTGTTTATCAAATCTTGCACCCTTTTGACCTGATGGAAAATCTAATGCCTTAAATTCAGGATTATTTGAACCTAATGCCAAACCTATACCAGGATGGTTTGTAGCACTAAAGTTACTCGTTTGATTTGGAGTTTGAGATGGACTGTGAAAAGTCATATCGGCATTTAATCTCGATGACAAGTCAAACCAAGTATCGTCAGGTGAACTAAAACTACTTGGGTGTCCTACATCCCAATGACCAATCATATCAGGACCATTTGTAAGTGAATATTTTGCTGGCCCATTGTGAACCTTTAACCGATTCATAAAATAATTTTCTGTTGGTAGTATTTCGTATATGTCCCAATGTGATTTTTTACCAGAAACTTCTTTCATACTCACCACCTTGCAAGGAACAAATCCACCATATAAACCTTGAACTTTTTTGATGTGTTTAGGTTTTGGAGTTAAACATATCATACCAGGTCGTAACTTCATCACCGACATATGTTTTACCTCATAGGTAAGTTTAGGGTCGTATGAAGCCCAACCAAAGGTAGGTTTTTTCTTTTCAACTCCTGCTGTATTATGAGTTCCAAACTCCTCTCTACCATCAGTTCTATCCATACGGATATCGTAGTCCATCGAGTTTATCACCTTGAGTGGTTTTTCGAATAAGAATTCACTTGTAAAAAATGTTCCACTACATTCAAATGTTATCTCTACCACCCTTTCTGGCATCTCAGCATCTTTTGCCTTGGACATAATAGCAGATACCAATTCCTTTTCATCGGAACTTAAAACTTCTTGTCCTTTAATTGGATTGACAATTATACTATCAACACCACTTATAAAATTTTCGTGTTTTGCCTGTATTTGAAAACCATTGTGTTCAATTACATTATCCTCAACCTGTATAGCCTTTACTCTTGTTTTCTCTGAAATTACATCAATGGATTTTACTTCTACCTTTTCATTATTTCTCAACAACACATCACCAACTTCGATTAAATGTGCTGGTTTAAAATCACCCCTTTTGAATTGATAAACCAATACTGATGCGGAATGTGAGAAATCAAACTCACCATTGATTCTAATATACTTGTAATGAAATGGTGAATGTATGTGAACATTGGAATTTACAAAATCTTTACCAATATCATCTTTATAAAGTAAATTTGAATGACCTATACGATTAGGAAACAATGTATTGTCTTTTTGGTGATAATCATATAGTTGGGTATAAATATTTGGTGTCATGTTGTAGAAGTCATTTTTGAAATATAAAGAATAGTGTTTAATCTCAACATTAAATCCTGATTGATAATCAACATCACTTTCGATAAATTCTTCTACATAATCAAATTCAGAGAGGTGTGTAGTAAATTCTTTTTTAGAATTGAACTTTTTAATCGATATACCATTTTTTTTATCTATGTTGGATTTCTTAAAAACAAAAAGTTTGTCCTTTTCATATATGGAATTATCAACAGACCATTTTGGAGTTGAAACATTCTGCTCACTCATAAACTTTTTTAACGCTAACTTATTAGCTGCAAATTTATCTACAAGACAAGTTTTATCCCATGCTATTCTTAATATAAAATCTTTTTGTTTATTATATTCAAAATCCCAAATATCATTTTGGGCATTACAAGATTGAATAGAAACTTTCTTATCTATCCTACTACAGGTTGCCTGTAAACTTTGATACCATTTTCCCTCAAGGATATTATCGTATTCACTATCTTCCACCAATACAATCACATTATCATATTGCCATTTTTCAAGGACAGAGACTATTGGGTTAAAATCAAACCACTCGACTAAATCATCATCAACCGCAGTATTGGTATTTACCTCTAATATATTTGGTTCATAATTCTTGGGTATGATGTCCCAACAAAATAGCAAAGCTTCATTTCGTTTGAGAGAAACATTTCCAGTAAAAAAGTGGTACTGAATTTGGTCTATAAAATTGTCTACAACCCTTTTATATACTAATTTATCAAATAAATCTTTCATACTTATAAATATACACTTTAATGATTTTTGTTAAACAAAAGAAGGGCCATGAATCCAAGTAACAATGGCATATCGTGTTCCTTTGGTCACGGGTGTAACTCCATGAACAAGGTATGATGGAAAAAATATTATAGTACCAGGTGTCTTTGGATACATTGAATTTTGTTTACCATCTTCGGATTCCATTCCAACACCATTAAAAATTAAATCACCACCTTCGTAATCATCGTTTAGAATTATAGTAGAGGATAATTTTCTCAATGATGTGGGATAAGTTGGCCCGATATCTATGTGTGGGTCATACTTTCCTTGTTCATCACCATCATACCTCAAATATATTGATGGTTCTGCTATCATTGTTAGATTAAATTTATAAACGGACTCGTTGACCTTGTATACCAAATCTTCTAACTTTTCATAATACCAATTGAACTCAGCTGAGGGTGGAATCATTGTTTCGTATGCAATTCTTTCTGAACTCTCGGTTCTAATTCCCCCATAATTTGCATCACCAGATGTTAGGGCCTGATGTTCAGGATTGCCTTCCATCAACTTTAATAACTCTTGAAGTCTTTTTATCTCAAATGTTGTAAAGGCTCCTTCGATAGAAAATGGTAAATTTTCTTTTAACTCTTGTGAGAGTTTTCTCATACCTAACTGATTTCTTATTAATTGCATTTTATTCTCCTAACAATATTTCTTTGTAACCTTCTTTTTGTCGATGGTCTACACTTAAAGTCCATTGATGTGTTGGTTTAGTATTAATATCAAAACATTTATCAAGTATCATAAGTGTTTTTGGTACTGGATTTTCAATTCTTAATAATTCTCTTTGGAAAAATCCATCTGAAATGTACATAATATCTAACTGTAATTTATCATACTTACCATATTCACTATAGTAATAAATTTTTGTGTTGTAGTCTTTTTTATCAAACTTATACCAAATATTTTTTGGTGTTGATTTTGGTTGACCAGGTTTTTGCATCCACCCAATCTTCATGGTGTTCTTTGTAAATATTTTCAAATGATGTTCTATTATTTCATTAAATATATCATCTTCCATATAATTTTCTTTAGATAAAATATCATCCAATAAAAAATTATCATCATCTATATACACCAAAGGGCC